CAATCAACTGATATGCAACTTCCTCCTGAAGCTATGCAAGCACTACAGCAACAACAAGCTGGTGGTGCTGATATCACAGGCATCCTCGCACAGCTTGCACAGATGTCACCTGAAGAAGTCAGTGCAGCGCTTGCACAGTTAGGAGTACAGGTTGATCCTGAGCAGTTACAAGAAGCTGCAAGTGATTGGGTAGAGCAGTCTGCAGATAAAGCTAGCGGCGATGCTGAGGACGGCGAGCAATCAGCAGACGCTGCGGCGGAAGGTGCTAGTGACGAAGCCCCGGTCAGTGACGCTACACCTTCCGCCCCTCCTACAGCAGACGATGAAGCAACGACAGCAGCAGATGCAGAACAATCCGAAGCAATGGAAGCACAAGCGCAAGCCTCACCCGCAGAGGCAGCGATGGCAGCAGCAAGTAGTAGTGGAGGTGGTAGTATGCCTAGCAATCGCATGCCTAGTGGCGGTGGTGGTGGTAGGATGCCTCCTATGGACGATCTGGTTAGTGCCCAATTGATGCAAGGTGCTGCTGGTAGTCCTAATGCACCTGTACCACAAGTAGCCGGTGCACAGAACTTCACACGTATGCGCGTACCCGGTGGTCTACCGCGTTCACAGTCAGGCGCTGCAAGTGGTAGCCCTGAGATGAAAGACATGATTGCTAACTTGTACAGACAAATCAGTGCGCAGAGCAATACACGCGCGGGCATTCCTACAGGTCCGCGTACAGGTGCACCTGCACAACAGCGACGTAGTAGGAAGTCCTATGTCTGATCTACCGCTTGCAAATGGTTTGGTCATCGACACAAAGACAGGTCAGGCGATACTCCCAAGTACGTCGCCTGATGCTGTTATTCAACAACAGACGAAGAAACACCATCAGTCAACTCAAGCAGCAACTGTACGAGGCCGTGACCGTAGTAATCGTGCTGTGCGCCGTGGTCTTATTGACCTTCCTGCAGATAGTAAGGCTATTACGACTGCTGGTGTTGTATGGTTATACTTCAACCTCGGGATCAACGACGCAGAGATAGCTGATGCTACCGGATTAAAGATTTCACAAGTAGACATGATCAAAGGTCTACAACTATTCAACCAACTCGATCAACTGATCAAACAGAACATGGCGGCGCTTACTGCTGATGATGTACAGAAGCGCATTGACAACCTCGCCGGTGATGCGCTTACTAAGCTAGAAGAACTAGTAGACGATCCTGATACTAGACCTGCTACTAGGTCACGCGTGTTGATGAACTTCCTAGACCGCGGCGGCTATTCTCCTAAACAAGTACTAGAACATCGCCACTCACTTGAAGGTGGTCTAACTAGCCGCCACATACGCGAAGTAGCACAACCTAAACACATGCCAACAATCGACGTTGATGCTAAGGACATAACATCGCAAGTCATCAAGGAGGAATAACGTGGCAATAGTCCCTAACAAAGACGGACAAGGCATCAGCGCTAACGGTCATCTCACAGGTCCGGTAGATGTCAGCTATTGCGTGCCTACTACATTCGCCGCAGGTGTACCATCAACCGCTGGCTACGCAAGCGAACTACGTGCTGACAGCGCGACTGGCGACGTGTATCGTAACATCGGTGGTAATAAGTGGATTGATGTATAAGTGGCACGTACTAAAGCTATACACATTGCCGAACGTCCTGAGTTATTGCTGAAAGAGGGCAGCTTACAGGATCGCTTTCTCGCGTCTACTGCTAAAGTGCAGGTGTACGGTGGAGGCTTTGGCAATGGTAAGACTACAGCAGCAGTCATCAAAGCGTTACAGCTTGCAGACAAGTATCCGGGCAGTACAGGTCTTATTGCTCGTAGTACTTATCCTAAGCTCAATGACACTATACGCAAAGAGTTCCTCAAGTGGTGTCCCCCTAAGTGGATTGTGTCCTTCTCTACAGGACAAAACGGAGACAACATCTGTCATCTTAAAAATGGTACATCCATCTACTTCAGATACATTGCACAGCAGGGAACTAAAACAGAAAGCAGCAGCAGCAACCTACTTTCAGCTACGTTTGATTGGGTCATCGTTGATCAAGTTGAAGACCCTGAAATTACTCACAAAGATTTCCTCGACTTGTTTGGACGATTGCGCGGTAGAGCTAGATACATTGGTGAAGATGCTCGAATGCCCGTTACAGGTCCACGATGGATGATGTTGACATGCAATCCTACAGGCAATTGGGTATACACTAAATTAGTACGCCCACTGCAGATGTACTTAGCATCAGGCATCATCACTGAAGAACTCATATGCGTACGTGACGTAGATCGTAAGCCAGTACTAGGTGAAGACGGCAAGCCGCAGCTACTGATAGAAGTAGTCGAAGGCAGTACATACGAACTACGCCACGTACATGAAGCTGAAGGTGGCGACTTCATCCAAACACTCGAAACTATGTATAGCGGTCAACAACGCGACCGCTTCTTGCTAGGAAGGTGGGTTGCATATGAAGGTCTTGTATACCCTCAGTTCGACAACTCAGTGCACCTGCTGCAAGAGGGGGACATCCACGCTCAACTTGACGCATATTATGAAACGCACTATCAGCCCAACTGGATTGAAGCATACGATTATGGGCAAGCTCAACCATCCTGCTACACACTCGCATACGTCACGCCCGAACAACACGTCATCATCTGCGACGGCTTCTATCGCAAAGAAATGTCACTAGACGAACAGGTGATGAAGATTAAACAGATACGTGGTGAGTGGGATGTTGAAGTAGACGACATGCACAAGATACTAGCTGACCCTAGCATCTTCGGTAGACGTACAGTCAACAAGCGCACCGTTGGTAAGACTATCGCTGACATGTTCAAGGATGAAGGCATCCTGATGAAGCGAGGCAACAATGACATTAACAATGGTGTCGCTAAAGTCGGTAGTTACCTCAACATCAGTGATCGTCTGTTGCACCCTATTAAGCGTGCTGCTGGTTCACCTCGTCTTTTTGTTAACGCTAAACTAGACTGGTGGACAGATGAAGTCACTGGATACTTCTGGCAACAGTCAACAAGCGGCGAGCGAATTGACAAACCTGTTGATCGCAACGATCATGCTATGGACAACGTACGTTATTTACTTAGCGACATGCCTGACATTGGTAAGTATAATACTCCTGCTGACCAACGTGTTCCTTCATGGATGTTGTGGCAAGAACGTGATCGTGAACTAGAGAAACCTCGGGGGCATCGGTATGGCTGACGAATACGAAGCGGGCGAAGAATACAACAGAACAGCACGCCCTGCTGAAGACACAGACGGCATGGCTTTCAACAGCTATGACGGCATCATGAATAGTGATAAGCCACCTGCTGATGATGCTCCTATCTACCGCATGATAGGTGAGAGCAAGATACCTGTCAGCAAACACCGTGGCCCGTTGTGGCGCTCGCGCTATGATCAAGGTCGTAGCGCTATGAGCAAGAACACCGACGCATGGAATGAAGCATACAGATATTATAGACATGACCACACACGTCAAGGCGCGTCATCGCGTCATGAGGAAAGCGGTGGTACAGAGGGTAAGCCGCTTGCAGGTACATTCGATAGCACAGAGAACCTTGTATTCGCTAACGTCAGCGCACTCGTACCGCTACTCTTCACAAAAAATCCTGATGCGGAATTTACTTGTGAGGACAAAGAGGACCAGCAACGGGCGAGAGTTGTTGAGAAGCTGGTTAACACGTTGGCAAGCAAGAAGACCACACCGGGTCTTAACCTCAAGCGCAAAGTGAAGCGCAATATAGTATCAACATCACTCACCAACATCGGCTGGTTTGAAGTAGGTTACACACTGCGTGAGCAATCTAGTGAAGCTGCGTTAGAAGAAATACAGCGCTTGTCAGCAGAGCTAGAGAAGGCGAAGTCACAGAAGGACATTAAGGAGACTGAAGGTAAGCTACTAGCGTTAGAAGAAACCATTGATATGCTCACACCATCAGGTCCGTGGGTGAAAGTGCGTAGACCAGATCAAGTCATTGTCGATCCTACAGCTACTGACTTAGACCTATCAGGTCCGTGCAATTGGATAATGGTTGAAGACCTCATGTACACTGCCCTACTGCGTGCGCGCTACGGGCGTAAGAAGCCTGACAGCGACGAATGGGAGTCAGTGTTTTCACCTACTAATGTTATCAAAGCTGGTGTATCGCCAGATCAAGGTGAACGTGGTCAGACAGACAACTTCCAGCTATTCAGCTATAGCACTAGTGAGTATAGCAAGTACGGCTACTCCGATCAGCGCTCATTCCTAGCAGCGCAGATGACAAAGGTTTGCTATGTGTGGGATAAAGTCACACGGCGTGTCGAGTTGTATAACTGCAACGACTGGTGCTATCCTCTATGGGTTTGGGATGATCCATACAGTGTAGACCAGTTCTTCACCGTTGTGCCGATGGAGTTTCATACCGATCCTATCTCGATGTACGCTAAAGGTGAAGTGACATATTACCTAGATCAACAGGATGATATTAACATCATCAACAATGAGTGGGCCAAGGTACGTAAGTTTGCAGCAGGTAAGGTGGTGTTTGACAAGAATGCACTCAAGGATGCGAGTGTACTTGAAGCACTCATTGCAGGTACGACAGATACCAACGCCATTGGTGTAGACCTACCTGAAGGCAAGAAGCTCAGCGATGCATTAGGCCCACTACTGCCTCCTAGTGCAGACGCTATCAAGTTCTTCGACAAGAAGCCTGTGCTTGAGGCTATCGACCGCTTATCAGGCGTAGCATCAGTGCAGCGCGGTGTTGAGTATAAGACCAACACTACGAACAAAGCTATCGAGTCGTATGAGTCTCAAATACAGACACGCGCTGATGAGAAGATGGACGCTATTGAAGACAGCGTTGGCACAGTACTATGGCTAGTAGCACAGATGTGTATGCAGTTCATGACTAAAGAGGAAGTAGCATCACTACTAGGAGATCAATTTGCAACGGATTGGGAACAGATGGATGCGGCGACTATACGTCGAACTTTTACTCCGCGCGTTGTGGGTGGTTCTACGCTTAAACCTACTAGTCGGGCTAAGAAAGAACAAGCCCTCCAAATATCTCAAATCGTCGGTCAATTCACTCGCGCTACGCCTATCGCAGCAGTTGTAGCGTTGAAAGTATTATCACAAGCATTCGACAACGTAACAGTCAGTCAAGAAGATTGGGAGCTAATCTACAAAGGCATTATGAAAGAGACACAAGGTCCGTCGCCGCAAGAAGAACAACAGCAACAAACAGAAACGGATCAGATGCAACAAGGCGCTGATAGACAACAAGAGCGCACGCTTGAGATGATGAAGATGCGTCAACAGGCGCAAGGTGCACAAGGTGGTGGAGGTGGCGCACCCGGTGGTGCCGGTGGTGGACAAGGCGGGCCACAGGTTGACGACATAGCCTCGGTTGTGCAAGAAGTAGCGAGACTTATTGACGGTCTACCGCCGCAGTTGAAGCAACAACTCGGTATGCAGCTTGCGCAAGGCCGTAGTATAGCTGACATAGCTACACAGTTGATCGGACAGATGCAGCAAGGTGCTGCCGCATAGGAGGCTACAATGCCCGGCGAAGACAAAGACTTGATGTCTCAAGTTGGTGACAGCTTTGGTATCAAAGACGAACCTGCAGAGCAACCGCAGCAGGGTGACACTGAAGATGGTGGTCAACTTGACTTGCCAATACCGCAAGATGGCGAGCAAGGTACGCATGTTAATGACCAAGGCGGTCAACAGCAGCCAGAAACAGGTAGTGATCGTCATGTAAAGGACAAAGACGATCAACTATTCACCGATAAGCCAAAGAAAGGGCCTAAAGGTGAGCTACTAGACCGCAACGGCAACATCGTTGCTACAACGCGACGTGAAAAGCAGCTAGCATTCAACCTCAATCGCGCTCAGTATGCCGCAAATCAGGCGAACCGCGAGTTGAGGAAGATGCAATCGTATCTAACGCAAGTTGCGGGCATAGATACGATGATGAAACAGAACAACATCTCTCCGCAGATGGCGCAGGAAGCTATACAGCTACGCGCAATGGCGGAAAAAGACCCAATTCTTGCAGTACGTGACATCGTTGCACGTGTTTTAGCAACCGGCGTGACGATGGAGGACTTATTTGGTACTGACGCAGTGCCACAGATCAATGCACGCGTCATTACGAACGAACTTGACCGCCGCTTAGGCCCACTTGAGCAACAAACACGCGCGCAACAACAAGCGCAGCAACTAAATGAGCGTGCTACAGAGCAAGCTGAGCAATTCATCCAATCTCACCCGCATGCCGATACACACGGCAATGAAATCAGCGGATTAGTGAGCAACCACGGTCTTACACCGGAACGTGCGTACTTCGAGCTACGTAGTTGGGTAGAACGCAGAGGATTTGACTTCACATCACCACTCCGACCGCAGATTGAGCGAGCTATGCAGCGCCAACAGCAACAACAGCGCGGTAACGGTAATAATGGTAGACGTGGACCGTCAACACCGGGCGATATGCGCGGTATGCAACCTCGTGGAGCGCTACCTACACAGGATAACACCAACTCGCGTGGAGATTTCAAGAGCAATGCACCGTGGAAGGACATTGCTGCAGCAGTCTTCACAGAACTCAACTCTAAGTAGGATGCATCAACGATGCCCGTACTTCAGAACGTACTCGCAACGACTATTGAGCGATCACGTAAGAAGCTCATTGTCGCTGCCATGCAAAGCAACGCGCTCATGGCGTGGTGCTTCGCACGTGACCGCATCGAGAACGAACCGAGCGGTTACAACATCACTAACCCACTGTTGACAGGTCGCAATCCTACAGTGGGCAGCTATAGCTACTATGACGCGTTGCCAGTGGTACAGACGCAAGAGTTTATCAAACTTGAGTACCGTTGGTCACGTATCGCCGGTACTGTCATCATCTCCAATCAAGAGGAAGATGAAAACAAGGGCGAGCAAGCAGCCGTCAAGCTGTTGCAGGGTAAACTTGAAGCTCTTGAAATGAGCATCAAGGAAAAGTTCTCAATGTACTTGTATGGTCTAGGAGGCGGCAATGATCCTAACGGTCTTGCTCTGCTTATTCCTGATGATCCTACAACTGGATCGCTTGCTGGCGTTGATCGTGCAACTGAAGTGCAATGGCGTCCATCTAGTTACGACTTCGCCGGTACTCTCAACGCGACGAACATCGAAGAAGCATATGACGACGTTCTACTTGATTTGAAGCAAGGCACAGAACGTCCGAAGGTTATCATCGCAGGTCGTAACCACTACCGCCTGTATCGTGCGGCAGTGCGTAGCAAGTTGACCATTCCGCTGACAAACACAAGCAGCGGCAAGCGCATGATGGACCTTGGCTTTGATGGTGTCTCACACAACGGCGTGCCTATCATCTATGATGAAAGCTGCCCCGTTGATCGTGCGTACTTCCTCAATGACACCTACCTCCGTCTACACATCCTCGGTGACAACAACATGAAGAATGTTGACTTGACAGCGCCGTGGACGATTGACGGTTACGGTCAGCGCGTCATTACACAGTGCCAGTTCTGCACGTGGAAACAATACAGAACGCACGCAGTCGTTAACGATTAAGCTTACACACTGTGCAACGGAGTATGTAATATGGCTGAAACGCCCGTTAGCTTCGAGAACAAGTCAATGCAAGCATTGACGATGGACGAAAACAGGAAGCCAGTTCCTGCCTACACCATTGAACCGATGACACGCAAAACTGTGGTCAATCGCACGGTGAAGGATGACATAGGCTTTCGTGTTGTACCAACAGAGGAAGTAGTTGAAGGCTACATGGTACGCACACTGCGCGGTGATAGCGCGTTCTTGAGGCATGAAGACGTTGTACGGTTGAAGCTAAATCGCAATCTCATTCCGCTGCTTATTGAAGGCGGTGATGATACGCCAGTAGGTATGCAGCAGAACAATGTTGCACTATCAGACAAACAGAAGCAAGCACTCGATGCTCTCACGAAGTTGATCGAAAGTGATCCTACACTGGTTGATCGTCTGCTTGCGAGCAAAGAGGAACCAGTTGAAGAGGAAAAATAACTATGGCTGTTCAAGTCGCAATTCCAGCTATGCGACGTATCAATCACCGCGTAGCAGACTGCATGTACGCGAGTGATGTAGGCGTCGATGGACAATGCACTGTTGACATCCCTGCGTGTGTTGCATCGGGTGCCAATACACTTGCTAACGCTGTCGTTCTCGCTGCTGCTGGCAATGTCGTGCCAACAGTAGTGCAGAGTGACGCTATCATGGGCCGCTATGGCCGTAACATCACAATCTCTGGCGGTACTGGTACTGGCACGCTTGTGGGTTATGACTATCTCGGTCAAGCAGTGCG